CGGTGCAATATTCTCAATATTTGAACATTTCGCATCATATGCTATATCGTTGATAAAGGGGATATTTCCAAATTCACTATCATTTAGTAATCATATTGAGTTGCCTGTGTTCAATAGATACAAAGATGCGTTAGACAATGTAGTTGACACATTATACAAGTTGCAAACGTTACAAAAGAAAGGTGGAATTTCATATACATTGGACGAGGTGTTTATTGAACTTGACAAAAATCTAAACACTACTGATAAAAAATTAGTGGACGAACTCAAAAGTATCAACAAATATGGGGGAAATGTATGATTAAGTTGCAAAATATATTAAATGAAGTACCGATAGATACGTATTCAACTATCGGAGACTTTAGCAAAGGTGCATCATTTGGTGATAAACGTGATCGGGCGTTGATTATACATCCGGTTGCGATTCAAAAGGTCAGAGATTTTTTCAAGAATACGAGTGTTGACTTTGATTTTTATTTTGTAAATTTGTCGGGCAGACGTAAGTTTGCTGAGGTTGGTAAAGTAAAAGAAGATTTTATATTTAATCCATATCCCAAAGGATTGGGTATTAAACCGGATCAATTAAAAGGTGGTAAAATAAATGACAATAATATTACGGTATTTTTTGTAGGCAATACTGCGGCTGAGAAAGTTCCGTTGACTAGTTGGACAATTGCTCATAGGTTTGGTCATTCGGTCCGACGTGAATATTCATATAATATATATACTGATTGGTTGGAATCACAATTTGATGATATATTAAAACTATATAATGTTACGAAAGATCCGGGTAGTTTTGTTCAGACCAATAGTTTTTTGAAACCCAAATCAAATCTTTTCAATCAAATTGGAACGATGAAAAGTGCAAGAGATAGTAAAATTGATAGACCGTTTGAATTTTATTATGAGTTATTTGCACAGTATTTAAAAGATGGTAAGGTTACATTTAACAGATTACAACCGACAATTGTCAAAGGATCTGCGGCATATGGAAGAAAAGAATATGCTCGTACACAAAATATAGAAGAAGTCAATGATATCTTGGATGGAATTGAAAGAGATTTTGGATATTATGCAGAGGATGTTTTGGGTGGATGTGTAGGAAATATTTATGTGATGTAACTTATAGTGAAGATAACTAAATTGTCTTGATATTTATATAACATATGGCATTTGATCAAAATACAATAAGATGGCCGGGTTCGGGGAGCGCGGTTGATATAACTACTGTTCCTTTTGGTTTTTATCTTAATGAAACACCGAGTAAAAGTATTCCTGGTGTATTTGAGTATGATTGTGAAAAGAGTGCTGCGTGGGCAGCAAAGAGACTTGGCTATCCTTCTATTAACATTGAAATGCGGGATATAAGTTTCTATACGTGTTTTGAGGAATCGGTTTCTGAGTATGGTGCTCAGGTAAATCAATTTAATATTCGCAATAATATGTTGACTTTGAGGGGTCTTTCTACAAAAGACTATCCGAATTTGACTGGTAAAAATGTATCAGGTACAGGTCTTCCATTCATTGTAAATATCGCGAAACAATATGGAAGTGAAATTGATGTGGGTGGAAGCGTTCCTCTCAAACGAGTTTCAATTCAATTGATAAAGGGTCAACAAACCTACAATTTAAATGAATTGATTGCATGTGAAAAAGAATGTGGCAATCGTATAGAAGTTCGCCGAGTTTTTCATGGACCGGCGCCTGCCATGGCTCGTATTTATGATCCATTTAGCATGACTGGTATGAGTTACAGCAACGTGCTAAATGAAATGGGATTTGCAGGATATAGTCCAGCAACTCAATTCTTGATGACTCCGATTTTTGAAGATTTGCTTCGTGGGCAAGCAATTGACTTTAATGATACTGTTCGTAAGAGTGGATACAGTTTTGAAATTACCAACAACAATTTAAGAATATTTCCAATTCCAACATATGATCAACACATATATGTAGAATATATTGTTGAAAAAGACAAACTTGCAAGTGGTATTGGAACCAATGCAAATTATGATGTTGTAAGTGATTATAGTAATGTTCCGTATCAAAATGTTATATATAATAAATTAAATGATGTTGGTAAACAGTGGATAAGAAAGTACTATCTGGCATTATGTAAAGAAGTATTGGGTGCAATTCGTCAAAAATATAGCACGGTTCCTATACCGGGCGGAGAAGTGACACTTGATGGTGCCGAATTACGAAATGAAGCAAAAGAAGAAAAAGAAGTATTGGTGACACAACTTCGTGAAAATCTTGAAGCAACAACAAAAACTGCTTTAATGGAGGCACAGGCGACTGAGGCGGAAAAAATCCAAGACACACTTCGCAAGGTTCCGTTATTAATATATATTGGAAGTTTGATGGTTAGTTTTATATTCACAGAATATTATGTTTAATTAATAATATTTTAAATGTCAATCAATTTTTATATTTATAATATATGGGATTATACGGAAGATATTTTGGAGACAAAGATATTGGATTTTTGAGTGGCATCAATCAAGAATTGAATGAGAATATCGTTCAAACATATGTTGTGTTGTTCAAGATTGCAGCATCAGAGACCAATGTTAATGTGTATGGAGAGGCAGGTAAAGATGGTAAGAGTTTTTATCCTGGCGTTGAGGTCGCGTCTTTTATTGATAGAGGTGATATTTCTTCTGACGATGAGGGGTTCGGACCAGACCGTGAACAGAGTGTTGTATATAAGTTTAGAGAATTTGATTTGAAAGATGCAAATTTCTTTCCAGAGGTTGGAGATTTGATTTTCTTCAATGACCGATATCACGAAGTTGACAACGTTGTTCAAGAGCAAATGCTTGGTGGGCAATCAGACAATTCTTGGTCAATAATTTGCAATACTCACTATAGTAGACTTAGCAAAATAAATTTGGTAAATAGACAATTCTAACATATGGCATGGCAACCAAATACATCTAATCCGGTTCCATCCAACGTGGATAAAACCAAAGAAAATAAATATTTTAAAGATACTAAAAATCTTGCATTGGACGTTCGCCGCGATCAAGATCCAAAAAAAGATTTCACCGTAACACTTCTTGATATAGATACGGCAATTGTAAAATATGTACAAGATGTAATCAATCCGACGGTGATTGATGCAGGTGAAAGTGTCAAGGTTCCTATTATTTATGGTAATCCAGAAAAATGGAACGCGGCAAAGAATGAAGGTTATTTAAGAGATCAACAGGGCAAAATTCAATTGCCAATCATAATGTTAAAACGCACATCGTTCAATAAAAATGAAAATATGATGTCAATGAACAGATATTTGTCTGTTCCAATTATCACCAAGTTTGATCAAAAAAATAAATATGATAGATTCAGCGTATTGAATCAAACTGTTGCACCTGTCAATTCCGTTTATAGTTTGAGTTTACCGGATCATATAAAAGTTGAATATGAATTTATGGTCTGGACTGAGTATGTGGAACAGATGAATGGAATTTTAGAAAAGATAAATTTTGCAGCGGAAGATTATTGGGGAGATCCTCAACGATTTAAATTTAGAGTAAGTATTAATGATTATACTAATACAACAGAAACTCCTACTGAAAAAGATAGAGTTGTTCGGTCTACATTTAATTTATCAGTGTTTACTTATTTGCTTCCAGAAAGTTTTGAGGATCGCAAAAAAACAATGGATAGGTTTTTAACTCCAAGAAAAGTTAGTATTGTTGCGGAAACCGTATTTGATACTCAAATGAAATCCGTCAATGTGGACGTTAAAAATAACACTTATAGTAATCCATCAAATCCTTATTATTCAATACCGGGTGGTCCGATTTCTTCCAATGATGACAGTTGGAGATTTCCTAAACCGGCAATTGTTACTGAAAAGTCAACAACTGAGGGTGTTCAAGTTTTGGAAAAAATCCGTCAAAGTTATGCTGCATTGATACAACAAACTATTATATTACAAACAAGTGGATCTTCAAGTGGTTCTGGTATGCAATGGCACACCCCACCAATAACACCGAATGATTATGGTGAAGACGGTTGGATGGCTTATGATGGT